GAATCCAGTAGGCCCTCCGCCAGCCGCTCCTCCGGCCGATCCGCAGCAGTCCGCAAAAACCATTGCTGAATTGCAGCAAATGGGTCTGCCTCTTTTCTCACCTTTTACGGCTAAGGACGGTGGCTATGTAGGTGGCGCAGGCAGCGGTGTAGGGCGGTTACAGGAATCTAATGGTATTATGTCAGTCAAAAGAAAAGCGAGGCAACTTGTAGGATGAAGCTGTCAACACATTTTTCTCTAAGCGAACTAACCAAGTCTGAAACAGCCATCCGTAAAGGCATCGAAAACGAACCCAATGAAGAGGCGCTTGCCAACCTTATAATCCTTTGCAGAAGTATTCTGGAGCCTGTCCGGGAGCACTACGGCATACCGTTTGTTCCTAACTCTGGTTTCCGTTGTCTTGAGCTTAATCGTGCCGTTGGGTCTTCCGATAAGAGCCAGCACGTAAAAGGCGAGGCCGTAGACTTTGAGGTTCCGGGCATCGACAACAAGGACGTGGCTCTATGGGTCATGGACAATTGCCAATTTGACCAGCTAATCCTTGAGTTTTACAAAGAGGGTGAGCCGTCGTCCGGCTGGGTACATTGCAGCTATACGCTGGACGGACCTTTAAGCCAGCCAGTCCCTCGCATCCTCTCCCAGAATAGTGTCCGCGATTTTTATTTTACTCCGCAGAGCGTTCACGATTTTCTCGTCTATGGTTTTGGGTGAGATCAGGTCTATGTACGTGACCTTGTTCTCCTGCCCAATCCGGTGGGCACGGTCCTCCGACTGAAGCCTAAGCTCCAGGTCATAGCTGTTGCTGTAATAGATTACAGTATTTGCAGCCGTCAGGGTAAGACCGTAGCCGCCTGTTTTAGGGTGCCCCACGAGGAACCTTAATTCCGATTGCCGATCCTGAAAAGTTTCCACGATCTGTTGGCGCTCGGAATCAGGAGTTTCCCCGTGGAGCGTTGCGACCGCTTGTACGCTGAAGCGGTCACGCAGGGCCTCGGCAATCGAGCGAATGTCCATGGTCCACGTTGCCCATATGATCGCCTTACCCTGTATCTCGTCGCAAATTTCTAAAAGTTCTGCCAACCTTTTTGACTTTAACTCGTGAACTTCTCCTTCATCATCCGTCAGATGACCTAGACAAATTTGTTGCAGGCGCATGATCTGAGTCAGAACATTCTGCGTAGTGCTTAAATCACCATTGTCCAGTCTTGCCAGAGCCAAATGCTTCATCTGCGTGTAAGCATCCGACTGTTCCTTCGTTAGTTCAACTTCGCGTTTCATATAGACCTTATCGGGAAGGTCAAGACAATCTTCCTTCCGAACACGATAGGAATGGTCCTGTAAAAGCCCTGTAAGCTCGTCCAGACGCTGAAAGCCGACAATGTGGTTAAAGCTATGCGCTCCCATCGTTCGTCGCTGTACGACGGCGTATCGGCCTTGGAAGGCATAATAGCTTTTAAAGCCTAAAATCTTCGGATTCAGGAAATCCATCTGGCTGAAAAGATCCATGGGGCTTTTTGTGACAGGGGAACCTGTAAGAATGCGCTTCATTACCGCTTCACGGCCCACGGTACAAATTGACTTTGTTCGTTTTGCCTGACGGTTCTTAATTGTCGTTGATTCGTCTACCACCATAAAAACTTTAAATTTCTGCACAAAAAAATCAGCAACATCGACACCCTTTTTCGTGGAGAAGGCCTCCACGTTCATCAGAAGAAACTTTAGCTCGTCCGTCTCTTGGGAAAGCGCAAGCAACTCAGCGCGGTGTGTCTTTGTTAGGCTAGGCTTCCAGAGGACTACCGAACGTATAACTTCCTCTGGCGTGTGCGTTTTAATCTCACCCGTCCAGTTCGCGATAACGCCCTTGGGTGCGACAATCAGAGCAAAGTTGATTCGCTTCTGGCGAAAGTTATGCACAATCGTGTCGATGCAGACCTTTGTTTTTCCTGTACCCATGTCCATTAAGAGGGCATAGTCAGCGGCTTCCGCACTGCCTTCTAGCGCCTCCAGTTGGTGTTCGTATGGCGTCGTTTGAAAAATAAATTCTGTCATCTATAAATAAATTCTTGCATCGCCCTAGAAAGTCACATATATATCATTCCTGACGGTATAGTCAACCGCCGCTACACGAACAAGGAGAAAAAGATGAACGACCTACTTTCCGAAATGGCCTCCGACAGTGGAGACACTTCCGACAAACTAGATGGTTTAAGCAGCAGCAAGCTGGACGGTGTGTCGCGCCTTGCACAAGAGGCTGCGTTGCTGGAGAAAGAAATAGCTCAGTATGAGCAGTTTGCTAAAGAGAAGAAGCAGGCTCTTCACAAGATTACCGACGAGCAGCTTCCAGAGGCCCTTGAAGAAATGGGGTTGCAGAAGTTTACTTTAACGGATGGCGCAGAGATTAGTGTCAAACCTATTTATTCTGCGTCGATTCCAAAAGATCGCAAGGACGAGGCCTTTGAGTGGCTTCGCGACCATGAGTTTGGTGATCTTGTCAAGAACAATGTCACGGTCACCTTTGGCCGTGGTGAAGATGAGACTGCAAAGGATTTTGTGAGCCTTTGTGGATCACAAGGATTCGTTCCCAGCCAGTTGGAAAAAGTCGAGCCTATGACTTTAAAAGCGTGGTTGCGCGAGCGGGTAGAAGCGGGGGACGCCATCCCGCTTGATTTATTTGGCGCATTCATCTCACAACGAGCCATCATTAAGAGGAGCAAGTAAATGGCAACAGCAGTAGCAAAGAAGAAAGAAGCCAAGACTGAATTAGCGGTCATGGAGCCCAATATGTTTGCCGCCGACGCAGGTGTCGGCGTGAATGATTTGGGGACGGAAGATCTTGCAATACCATTTCTAAAGGTGTTGCAGAAGATGTCCGACGAGTTGGACGATCTGGATGCCAAAGCAGGTGACATTTATAATACCGTCACCAAGGAAGTCGTAAAAGGTGGCAATGGCGTCCGCGTCATTAACTGTGCGTATAACCTCCAATACATTGAGTGGGAGCCTCGTGGAACAGGCACTGGAGCACCGCACCAGATTTACAGTGCGGACGACAAAATTCCAGAAACGCAGCGGGGAGAGGACAACAAGGACTACGTTGTCGATGGGAACGGGCGTTACCTTGAGCGCACCGCCCAGCACTACGTCCTAATTATCGACGAGGAAGGAATCACGCAACAGGCGTTGCTGCCCATGAAATCGACGCAATTTAAAAAGTCGAAGCAGTGGAACAGCGCGATGCGTTCTCTAAAAATGAAAGACAGCCAAGGCAACCTGTTTACCCCGCCAAGGTTCAGTCACATCTGGAAGCTTGAGACCGTTTCAGAGGAGAATAAAAACGGTTCATGGCATGGCTGGCAAATCTCCAAAGACGGTGTGATTGAAGACCCGAACGTTTATGCAGAAGCAAAATCTTTTGCCGATTCAATCCAAGCGGGGCAAGTCAACGTCAAACATGAACGAGAGGAGGAAAAGCCCCTTTCTGAGGAAGATGTACCGTTTTGATTAGTAATGGGGGAGGTTCGCCTCCCCCTTTTTAACTGGAGAGTTTAATGGAATTATTACAACTAGACCTGTTTGGAGCCCCACAAGACCGTGCGACACTCGCGACAAAATGCTATTCATGCGACAAGGACCTAACCACTCAAGAAAAACAAACCTCCGAAAAAATTACGGATAAGGGTGAGTACCTCCGCGTTATGTGCGAAGCCTGTGAGTTGGAAGAACATGAGCATAACGAGCACTTAGACGCATATTACAAGTGGGAGGCAGAGCAAGCAGCCATCCGGCGACAGCAAGAGGAACTCCGGCAACGCAATATTAACGTTCTTGCTGATTATCGTGATTAATGAAAAAGGAACTTGAACGTTTTGCAAAGCTCTTCCGTGGTCTAGACAAGGCTTACGGGGCAGTCGACATTGCCCATGGCCCAAACGGGACCAAGCAGCAAGGCCGCTACAAGTTTGTTCAGGAAGAGCGCACCCTAGAGACCTTTGAGGCTCACCTTGAAGGAAAAACGTCTATTGGAATCGTTCCAATTAACGAAGACAACAAGTGCGTCTGGGGGGCTATCGACATTGATACCTACCCCCTGGACCACACGGCCATCGTCAAAAAAATTGAGAAGCTGAAGTTTCCTCTCGTGCTCTGCCGCAGCAAATCCGGTGGCGGGCACATTTATTTGTTTATGAAAAACTTTGTTCCCGCAGAAAAAATCCAGTCAAAGCTTAAAGAGCTTACAGCCGAACTGGGTTATGCTGCCAACACGGAAGTTTTTCCCAAGCAAATAAAGCTAGTTCTGGAACGAGGCGACAACGGCAACTTCCTGAACATTCCGTACTTTGACCACGAAGGTGGCTTACGCTACGCCATCAAGAGCGACGGCAGTGCCGCTACGCTTGAAGAGTTCCTAGATATGGCCGAAGGCTCCGCGATTACGGAGGAAGAGCTTGAGGCCCTGTTAACGGAGGACGTGAGCAAGGTTGACGAGAAACTGCGTGATGGACCTCCCTGCCTTCAGGCACTTATCCGGCAGGGCTTTCCCGAAGGCACCCGAAACAACGGCCTCTTCAACGTAGGTGTCTACCTTCGGAAGGCCTACCCCGACGACTGGGAAACCAAGATTCTGGAATACAACCAGCAAATCATGGATCCCCCGCTAGACCTTAAAGAAGTCAACATCGTAGCGGACCAGCTAAAAAAGAAAGATTACCAATATAAATGTGCCGACCAGCCCATCTGCAACTTTTGCAACAAGGATTTGTGTCGCAGCCGTAAGCATGGCGTTGGCGGCGGCGCTAACACACCTAGCGTGGCAAATCTCCGAAAGTATGACAGTGAACCACCGTTATGGTTTCTGGACGTGAACGGCTCCCCCGTCGAACTGGACACGGAGGCGCTTCAGAAGCAGCCACGGTTTCAGATTCTCTGCATGGAGCAGATCAACTTCATGCCGCGCACCATTACCCGACAGGCATGGGAAGCCCAGATGAACGCCCTTCTTCAACAGATGGTCAACACGGAGGGTGCCGTCATTGACACCTCCGACGACACCAGCTTACGCGGACAGTTCTACGACCTTCTGGAAGAGTTCTCCACGCACATGCAAAGCGGAGAGGACAAAGAAGAAATTCTTCTACGCCGCCCATGGACCGACGAGGACCTTGGCCGCACTTACTTCCGCCTTAAAGATTTTGAAGCTTATTTAAAACGCAACAAGTTCTTTGAATACAAGTCCAACAAGGTTGCACAAAGATTGAGGGAAATAGACGGCCAGTCGGAGCAGTTCCGCATCAGCGGACGCCCTGTCAGATGCTGGTCTGTTCCCGCTTTTGAGAAGATTGAGGAAGAGTTTTCCTCGCGTTTTGATGAAGACGACGTTCCATTTTAGGAGTTAGCATGTTTCGATATTTTGGACCTCCAGGGACAGGTAAAACAACCACCCTTTTGAATCAGGTTGAGAACCTTCTGTCCAACGGTATGTCACCCAATGACATTGGTTACTTTGCCTTCACACGGAAGGCGGCTCACGAGGCCCGCGACAGGGCGGTGTCCCGTTTTAATCTGGACCCTGAGAATGATTTTATTTATTTCCGGACTTTGCACAGTCTGGCCTTTCAAGCCCTTGGCATGGGAAGTGCTCAAGTCCTTGGCACGAAGCAGATGAAAGAGTTTGGAAAAAAAGCGGGCGTCGATTTTACCATTGATGGCGTCGAAATCGTCGAGGATGAGGGCTTTGCCGTGATGCGAGCCAACCACCCTGTTATGCGAGCGATTGATCTAGCACGAAACACGCTCCACGGGCCACAGTACGCCTATAACGAAATCGGGCTCACCATTACTTACTATGAGTTTAATCACATCTACAAGGAGTATGAACGTTTTAAAGAACAAAACGGCCTCAAGGACTTCACTGATATGATGATGGAGTTGGCGAACAACCCATCCCTTACGCCAAGGCTGAAGGTTGTATTTCTGGACGAGGCACAGGACCTCACCCCATTGCAGTGGGTTGTAGCCCATAATCTTGAAGATCACAGCAACCGCATGTATGTGGCGGGTGATGATGACCAAGGTATTTACCGTTGGGCGGGCGCAGACATTGGAAAGTTTATTTCGCTTCCTGGGGCTAGTGAGGTGCTGTCTCAGTCTTACCGGATTCCCCGCAGCGTTCACGATATCGCGGAACGAGTTGTCGGGCGCATCCGTCACCGTCAAAAGAAAATCTGGTCACCCCGCACGGAGCAAGGATCTGTGCGGCGGGTTTCTCATGCCTCCACAGTAGATTTTAATGGCGGCGAGTGGCTTGTCCTTTCGCAGGCCAAGTACATGCTCGACGATCTGGCAGAACATATGAAGAGCGCGGGACATTACTTTGAGCGCAAGGGCAACCCATCCCTTCCCAAAAAGGTCAAGAACGCCATCCAGTCATGGAATTATCTTCTCGAAAACCCACGCCACGAGATTTCTCAAAAAGAAGCCATCAATCTCTATGACCACATCTCGTCTGGCAGCGGAAAGATCAAGCGCGGAGCCAAGAAAATTCTGGCTGGCTCTGACGAGCAAGACCTGTTCAGCCTGAGTGTTCTCCACCAGAACTTTGGCCTTGAGACAATTGGCGGCGGCTGGGAAAACTCTCTTGACCGGATTTCCGATGAAAACCGTGCGTATGCCACGGCCCTGCTCAATCGGGGCATTAATATTTTTGAGAAGCCTAAAATCCGATTGTCCACGATCCACGGTGCAAAGGGTGGTGAGGCCGATAACGTCCTGCTATACCTCGACCTGAGCAGCAAGGCCCTTGACCACATGCACGAACATCCCGACGACGCACACCGCCAGATGTACGTTGGAATCACCCGCGCCAAGAACAACCTCGTTCTCAAGATGCCAGAGGATTCCCAAAGAGGCTATGCAATATAAAAAGGAGTAATGACTATGCCAGCTAAAGATGTTTTAGAGACCGCGACCAAGCTTGTTGGAGGAAGCCGTGCCGCGAGCCACGGCTCCATGTTAGAGACTCACGAAAACATAGCACAACTTTGGAACGGCTATCTCTACAGGATGGATTTTGAAGATGGTGACAGGCTCAAAGCCTCCGACGTTGCGAACATGATGGAGCTTCTCAAGGTGGCCCGCCGCAAGCAGGGCGTCTTTAACTCCGACGATTACATTGACGGTGCCGGATATGCCGCCGTAGCTTATGAGTGCGCGGAGGAAGAGACATTGTACGAAGACCACGATGAGGAAATTCCTGAACAAGTGTGCTTGTTTCAATTTGATGAAGTCAAAAAATGAAAACAAACCCCTAAAGGAGAAAATCATGGGAACCTTTAAAAAAGCGATGTTTGAAAAGTGGCACGAGGAACAGAAAAAAGAAGAGGAGGAACGGCAGAGAAAGGAATATCGCGAGGCTCTGGAAGAGGAGCGCGAAGAGGAACGCCTGATCGAGGAGTCCATACAGGAGCAGTTGGAAAGCCATGAAAACAAACCTACAGAAGCCTAAGTGGGGCGTGAAAACCGAGTGGGTGCCTATTGAGCAGCTACCGACCACACCGTCCGGCATCAAAGAAATCGCCATAGACTTAGAGACGAAAGACCCACGGCTCAAGTCCCATGGACCTGGATGGCCCACTGGCAACGGTGACGTGGTTGGCATAGCGGTAGCCTACGAAGGTTTTAATGCTTACCTCCCGTTTGCTCACGAAGGCGGCGGCAATCTGGACCGTGGAATCGTGCTCCGGTGGTTTCAGAAGGAGATTGCGAACCACCCGTCCGACAAGATTTTTTACAATGCCGCCTACGATGTGGGGTGGCTCAAGCGCCTTGACGTAGACCTCAAAGGCCGCTGGATTGACGTTATGCTAGGCGCACCGCTCCTGAACGAAAACCGCTTCAGTTTTTCTCTTAATACCGTCGCCTACGATTATCTGGGCGAAATGAAATCAGAGGCTGCGCTGCGCGAAGCTGCACAAGAGTTTGGCGTGGACCCCAAGGGTGAGCTTTACAAGCTGCCCGCCTGTTTTGTCGGAGAGTACGCCGAAGCCGATGCACGGCTCACGCTCGACCTCTGGCAGATCTTCAAGGCCGAACTGTCCAAAGAAGACCTCTGGCAGATTTTTAATCTTGAAACCTCCGTCCTACCCCTTTGTATAGAAATGACATGGAACGGTATCCGTGTGGACCTCGACGCCGCCGAACGCCTCAAGCAAGACCTTCTGAAGGTTGTCAAAGGCAAGCTCATGGAGGTCAAGAAGGAAACAGGCCTGAGTATTGAGC